TAAATCTGAATTATTAAGATAATCAATACCTGGAGTTACAAAAAGATTGATGTTAACCGCCTCAGGATTAGAAAAAGTTTGTTGACCTAATTTATATGCGTAATAATCAGTGTTACCCCAATCTTGACTGTTGTCTCCAACCGTGATTTGTTTAAATGCTCCCCAACCTGTTGCTGTAGGATATTTAATTGATGGACAAGAACCGTGTAAGTAACCATTTCTACCTAATACAAATGTATCACCATTTGTTCTGTATTCTCTATAGATATCCCACCCGTCAAAACCTCCTTGAACAAGGAAACTAAATTTACGAGAATATAGTCTATAGTAAGGACTTGATTCGTTATCAGGGTCTTTTGTGAATGTTGCGTCTCCAACATAAAATGCTGGTGTACCACTTGTTGCAAAAGTATTAGGAATTAAGATACTATTAGCATCTTTATCCATATGGAAACCTTTAGTTCTAGTTGACCAATCATCACCTGTTGTATCATTACAAACATCTAATGGTAGTTGTTTACCTTTATATCCAAAGAAATCAGCATCAATACCGATACTATCTGAAATACCAAGATAAGTTCTTCTAACATTGTCACCACCACTTCTAGTTGCGTCATCTGCCCCTGAACCTAATCCAAATGGGGGATTATAAACAACCTCACCAGGATAATCATATTTAGTTTTTATGATTGGGAATGGTGATTTAACACCCGCATAATCTCTAGAATTAAACCCTAAAAATCCACAAGGAAGTGCATCTACCGGAGCATCTTCATTAAGTTCTAACATAACATATTTAGAATTCAATTCGTATTCTCCATCCATAGTACCAACTTTCTTAGCCACAAATGAATTATCATTAGGATTCATATTACAATTTGTAAATTTTTCAAGAACTACAGGAGCACTATCGGAATCGTAAAAATCTCTAACTAATATATCAAAAGTTCCGTTATTAAATGAAATGTTTGCTATAGATATTTTAACCTCTGTATTAGCAGAGTCACCATCAGCAATTGTTGTGAATTTAAATAAGTTATAAACTTTATTACCTCTTAATTCAGAAACAACCCATGGAGATGTTGGTGATTGATATTTTTCCAAGTACCAAGCGATTGATGTTGGGTCTACACCCTGTCTAGCGTTTGGTAAAGATGTTAAATCACAATTTAAACCTCTAATAAATCCTTTTCTATATCCATAATTTAATAAAGATTGATATCTTTCTTCTACAAATAACGGAACTGTTGTTCTTGGTTTTGCGAAATTAGATGAACCAAAAACTTTACTAATATATTTAGAATCCGAATTTTGTAATGAAGTCTCAAAGAAATATGACTCACCATCTTTATTTGTAATATTTAAACCAAAGGTTGAAAATGGGTTTTTAGTTACTCCTGAATAAGTCAAAGTACAATCCATTGATACATCTGTTAAACCTGATACTTCATAAACTGCTCCGTCATCACTACCATAAGTCGCTATACCTCTTGAACGAAGAGTTGCAATAACTAAATCGTCAAAATCTGTGTAAGAAGTTCCCGTGTAAACAAATACTTCACCAAAAACTGTTCCCGAATAACAAGATTTAGTTGTACCAGTATTAGGTGTTCCAGTATTTCCGTTAATATTAACATTACACGGTACTTCAATTTGAACACAAACAGTCCAAGTAGTTTCGGTTGAACCATCTTGAGAAAGTAATACATATTCTAAACATCCGTTAGAGAAATCATTATCCGTTTCACCACTTGTTTGAGTTGTTGCTGAGATTGTTACATTTTCGTCAGGAACACAAGTTTCAAATCCACAAACAATGTTTGATAAATCTATTCCCGACGGAACAATAACATCTATTTTATAAGTGTTGTAGTTTATATTACCAATTGTTGTAGCACTTAAATCTGATATAACAATTTGAGCATCATTTCCTGAACCTCCTTGTATTATAGTAATTGTATCACCAACTTGATATCCGGTACCTGGTGTATTAATGGTTACTCCGGTTACAAGACCTGAATCAACTGTTACACTAACAGTTAATCCAACACCATAACCATCAGTTGTTGTTGTACCACTACCCACAGAATATCCTGTTCCTCCTGAAAGAGACAAATCATCAAATGATAAAACATATCCACCCACACTAAATTCAAAGAAAGTTGAACAGGTTGAAGAGGTAAATGTTGGAACTAATGAATCTACAATACTATAAAAAGATGACCCTGTATAAGAACCACTTCCAATGTTATCAAACAATGAATAATACCAAGGGTCGTTTTGAGCCGCCATATAATCTGAAAAATCTGAACTAACATTATCAACACCAAACACATTTGTTGATGGTGAATAAGAGGTTAATCCGGTATATACGTCTGTTGGTATTGTACCAAAATACGAAATACCGTTATTTGATTCTCCACTAATAGAGTTAAATATTAAATTGTTAATATCTGACCTAAGAGTTGATATACTACCATCAAATAATTCATACGGTAAATCTAACCTATTTAATAAGTAATTAGGTAAATCCGTATCAATCACACTAATAGATGATAAACTATCGTTACAACCTGAAAAAGTATATGTGTATGATGTTGTTAAATAACTTTCACAACCATCAACACAATCAACTATTGTTGGAACATCACAATAAAAATCTATTGTGGTTGGGTCTACATTTGCTTTTGTTGTGATTGACCAAGATGGTCCCGCATCATATCCGGAAAGACCTAAAACTCTAGTTACAAATAATTGATTAGATTGTTGTAAATATGCTTTAGCGATATAGGACGCCTCATACTTTGGTATTTGTGTGTTTATAAATTTTTCAGGGGAAGTTCCTCCAAAATACGCCGAGAATTCATCAAAATTTCGTATAAAAATAGGTTCGAAGGCAGGACCTTTTAAGGTTTCACCAACAATACCTAATGTAGTTACACCCACACTTTGGGCTACGAAACTTAAATCAACTTCAGAAGTATATACTCCAGGAGATACGAATACTTTACTGTTTGATGCCATTTTTTTTGTTGTTTTTATTTATTAATTTATTTTTATTGATAAATATTCTGAAAAAAAACAAAAGACTTTACTTTGTGCGAACTATTTATATTTTAGGTAGACTTTTTTCTACCTTTTTTCTACCTATGGATAAAGACATTAAAAAGATTAAAAATTTAAAGATTTCGATAGAAACCCACGAAATTCTTAAAAATTATTGTGAAAAAAATGGAATCAAAATGTATAGATTCTTGGAAAGATTAATTGTTGAAAAGTGTTCTCCTAAAAAGGATATCTATGGTGAGGACTAAATTAAATGGTTTTCTAAAACAATTGACGCCTCTTTAGTCTCATCTTTTTTAACCACAATAAATTTTAAAACATCGTTTGTGTTGATTTGTATTTGAGGTAAATCAGACCCATAATATTCATTATTAATGAACACATCAAACGACTCAATGTTAATTGATTTACCCAAATTTAAGTCTGCGGTATAATCAAAAATTTGTGAAATAATATTATTATTTTCAGTAAATAAAACATTTAAAGTTGTACTACTTAGATTTGAATTTAATTTTTTTTGTTTTTTTGTTGTATTTTTATCAAGTTCCACAACCTGTAATAATCTAGAAATTGCCGGAGAAACTTCAAATTCATTTTCATCAATTAAAAATCCAAGTACAGTGAAATCATAACTTTGTATGTAATATTTTCTTTTCTCAAGTTCCATTACAGATTCATCCGAAATGTTTCCCATAACGATTGGAATGTAATGTCCTTTGATTGATGTATAAGCTTGTTTTGATGCAAACTTCTCAAGTACATTTTTATTAAATTCATTTAATTCCCTCATTCTATTACAAATAATTTTAACAACGAATGAAATATCAATAGGAACTGGTTGAGGTATTTTATATATATCCGACCCGTGTCTTTGTCCGTCCCAAGTTGGTACTTGAGCGTAAAAAAATTGTTTTCTGTTTGGTATGTTATAAACTATTGCGGGATTTGTACCATATTTAACTTCGGGTACTCTAACTACGGTTATAAATGGGGTCTCAACATTTTTATCTATATTTTGTAAATTCCAAGTTTCTGTGAATTGTGACCAATTTTGAGTTGTAACCAAAATATCAACCATTGATATGGTTTTACCCTCAACAACGGTTTTTAAATCATTTTTAACAAAATCCAAAAACCCCCTATCCAAATCCGCATGTAAAATTGATTTTGGTAGGAAAGTTCCGTCTTTATTAATTTTATCCAAAAGTTCTTCTCTTCTTGGTAAAAGAGTTTTTGAGGATGTTAACGGAATATGTTTTTTTATTTTGTTTGGTAATGGCATCTTTATTTTGTTATAAAAATTTTATTTTTTAAATTAATCATTTCCACTTCATTGGCGTGAAATATAGGTTCTTCGGTGTCTTTCATAACATAAGAATTATACTTGTATGGGTTGTAGGTAACAATATTATTGTTAGGTTCTTCCGGTAAATTCTCACAAGGGAACTCACAATAATCCATTAAAGTTCCAATTACAAACGCATGAACATTTTTTTGTTTTTCAGAACGAACTCGGTCTTTTCCTCCAGGTCTAACTCTAAATTCAACATTTTCTAATTTAACATAATCAGAATGTAAAATTATTTTATTATTATATCTAACTGAAAATGTATGTTTATGTAAGTTATAATACACCATAACTTTTTTACCGATATAATCGTTATCTGAATAAATTTCAAATAATCTTTTTGCTTGAGATTCTGTTATTAATATTTTCATTAGTCGGATACAATTGTTTTTACTGGTAAATCAAAGTTATCTTTAAACCACTCTTTCATAGGTTCTATCCAATAACTACCAAATATGCTGGTTAATTTTTCATAATCATTAACAATTAATATTGGTGCCTTTTCCCTAAAAGAATTAGTTGATTCGTCGTCCGAATAATATTCTTCTTCAATATATACAAAAGCAACACCATCTTGGTCGTAATTACCTTCATATATATGATAAAAATATTCTCTTATGTATGGATTTTCTTCATCATCATATTCATCATCATTCCATGTGGTTGGATGAAAATAATCTATGTTACTTACATCAAAAGTATCTTCAAGATAATTATATATTGTTCTATATAATTTATTTTCTGTTATTAATATTTTCATATTTCATCTACTCTATAAAAGACTTTTGCTCTAAATCCAAATTTATCATTACACCAATTCAATAAAAATTTTCCCGTTTCTTCATAATCTAAACTAAACATATTACTAATAAAATCCCATATTTCACGAACAATATATAATTGTTTACCTCTCAAATTATACATAATTTTAAACCTCCCATTTTTAGATAAATAAATTTCTCTAAATTCAGTACGATTAAATCTTTCTAAATCTCCATAATTTTTATTTAACCAATTTTCAATAATTGAATTTAATACACTCTCTGTTATTAATATTTTCATTATAGACCTCTAAATTCATTATTCATTACCGGTGAAGCAATAATACTACGATAAAAAGGTTTATACCCCCCGATTGTGTGTTTATTATCTGAAGTCACCCTTCCATCATTATTAACCGTATAATACCTTACTTTATCTTCCGTTTCATAGTATCCGATATAATCACCAAAACTAATATCAACTTCCAATTCATCCAAATCTCTTTGATAAACAGAAAGTTTCATATTACCCGGCTCCATTTGGTCTAATTTTGATGTCCCCAAATATTTGTTCTCGGGAGCCAAAATTTGGACATAACCTTTGAGTTCAACGGGAGGGTGAAACTTAATACTATCAACTGACGCCTCTCCGTAAATGTCGTCTGTCTTGGTTTTGTATCTATCAATACGATATAGAACCACGGTAAAATTCATGTCTCCGTGTAACCATTCTTGACCGAATGAAACCTCTAAATTAAAATCTTCGGCTCCAAAGAACTTTCCAATTCTTGTGATGGGCACTTTATTATTCATATTGTTTTCGTCTTTTGTATTCGGATTCCGAACGAGTACCTGAATTATTAATTATAACATTAA